TTAACCATTACGGATACGGGAACCTCATTGTTGGGATAGGTCTTGGGGTTGTAGCTCCAGTTTCCACTGATAGCTTGGTTAAAGAACTTTTGCATTACAGCAACGATGTTGATGTAACCTTCATTGCTCTTCATATCCCACAACAAAGTGTAGTCATTCTTAAGAGTCTGGTAAGAAGGAACGATCTGCTTGAGGGGTCCTTTCTTGCTCTTCTTAACGGATAGGTAACCACGAGGTGGTTCGATACCGTTAGTGGCGTTACAGACGACTGAGGAGGACTCAGAGGGCATCTGTGCGCTTAGAGTGGAGTTACGTACACCATAGTTGAAACAATCCTCACGTAGAGTCTCCCAATCAAGTGTGAGTTTGTTGGGAACTAGACCATCAACATCCTTCTTATATGTGTCGATGGGGAGAATACCTTGACTGTACTTAGTGCGATCAGACCAACCACAAGCACCTTTCTCTTTGGCAAGATTGACAGTAGCACGGATTAGGTAGTACTGGAAGTGCTCAGTTAGATCGTGAACAAGCTGTAGAGCCTCAGGAGAAGCGTAGTCGGCGTGGTGCTTGGCTAGGTAGTGCGCTAGACCAATGTAACCAATACCAAGGCTACGGCGGTTCTTGGTGGCAATCTCAGCGGCTTTGATTGGATACCGTTGGAAGTCGATGAGTTCATCTAGACCACGGACGGCTAGATCACATAGTTCTTCCATCTCTTCTAGGCGGCGGATCTTACCTACGTTGACAGCAGATAGGATACAGAGAGCAATTTCACCTTCACCGTCAATGTGGGTGAGGGGGCTAGTAGGGAGAGTGATCTCCTGACATAGGTTAGACATTTCAACCTTGTCTAGGAAGCTGCTGTGGCTATTACAGTGGTCAATATTCATTAGATAGATACGACCAGTCTCAGCACGTTCCTTGAGTAGATCTAGGATTAGTTCTTGTGCCTTTACTTGCTTCTTAGAGATAGAGTCATCGTTCTCGTAACGAACATACAGCTCATCAAAGCCATCAGTACCAAAAGCTTCATATAGCCCAGGTGCGTCGTGGGGGGAAAAGAGTGTGATGTGGGAGTTTTGAATGAAGCGCTCATAGAAGATCTTAGATAGCTGAATAGAATAGTCAAGTTTGCGAACACGATTATCTTCAGTACCTTTGTTGTTTTTGAGAACCATAATGTCCTCAATCTCCTGATGCCAGATTGGGAAGTGAACGGTAGCAGAACCACCACGGATTCCATTCTGAGTACAGCAACGTACAGTCGCTTCAAACTTCTTGAGGAATGGAATTACCCCGGTATGGCTGACCTCTCCACCACGGATTTTACTGTTGAGACCACGGATTCTACCGGCGTTGATCCCGATGCCAGCTCTTTGCGCAACGTATCTGCCAATAGCCATATCACTGCTAAAGATAGAATCGAGACTGTCATCGGCATCAATAAGCACGCAGCTAGCGAACTGCCTAAGGGGCGTTCTAACGCCTGCCATAATAGGCGTTGGAATATTGATACGGTGCTTTGAGGTTGCGTCATAATATTTTTTTACATAGGACATGCGAGTTTCCTTAGGATACTGCGAGAAGATCGTCGCAGCAATAAGGAGGTACATAAATTGTGGAGTCTCATACATCGCACCAGAGGTACGATCTTGGACTAGGTACTTGTCTAGTACCTGGCGGAGACCAGCAAAGGTGAAGATGTAGTCACGATCATGATCAATGATACGATCAAACTCAGCAAACTCCTCATCACTGTATAGTGAGAGAATCTCTGGATCATATACACCAGCTTCAATACAGCGCTCACACTGCTCCTTTACGGTAATTAGTTCATGCATTTTACCGTAAACTTGCTTGCGTAGAGCAAACAACATTAGACGGGCAGCAACGAACTGGTAGTTGGGGTGCTCAAGATCAATCAAATTGGAAGCAGAGTTGACAAGAATCTGCTGAATCTGATCGGTAGTAATACCATCATAGAACTGAATCTGTGAAGACATTTCTACTTGGGATACAGATACTCCTGCTAGCCCCTCACATGCGGCTTCTACCATTACGTGAAGCTTATTGATATCAAGAGGCTCGCTCTTACCAGATCTCTTGATAACGTTGATTTCGCCGGTCATAGTCTTTTCCATTCGTTAAACTTGATTTTTGCGGTAAGTGCTTTATATGTATTCGATTCTAACATGGATTGAACGTCATGCCCTGCTAGAACCATGTCATTGATGTCCTTTTCATTGACTCGACTAGGGAAGATGACCAACTGGTCTCCCCGGTCAATGACCTTCTCGATACGCTGACAGATCTCCTTATTTCTTGGCTCATTGTCATAAACATACACCAAGTCTTTAATATCTAATGAGTCTAGGGACACGTCCGCCCCACACATTGCTATTGCGTTATCGACAAAGGTTGAGTCAAACGGACCCTCAACAACATAAACTGTTTTGGATTTGTCTATAGTATCTAGACCATAAACTTTGGGTTGACTATCATCAAGCATGATAGTGATGTATTTAACCTTGCTGGGACCCAAAGCTCTTCCCTGAAAGCCAAATAATTCTCCGTCAAATGTATAAAGTGGGATGATAATCCTCGAATCATCAAACTTCGTGCTATCGAATGCCTTCGTCAATGTGTTTGCCCACTTCTTAAATTCCTCAGCATAGAAGAACTTGTCGGGGTCTAGGTTGCGTTTCTCTAGGTATTCTTTAGCAGCAGAATTCTCTGATGCTTTGGGTAGACGGATCTTAGCTTTCCTCTTAAAGGTTGGCTTCTTGAATTCCAGCTTAGGTGCTGGTGTACTGAAGTTCTTTCCGGCGTGACCTTCCTTAAACTTCTCCATCTGATACTGCTTATGGAGAGTGGGATCTAGCTTCTTTAGAAAGTTGTTGAATGACATACTAGCACCACAGTTGTGGCACTTGTAGTTTGTATTTACCTTAACAGCATAAAGATAACCCCTCGTTTTGGATTTGTTCTTTGAAGAGTCACCACAGATGGGACAGCGGAAATTAAAAAGATCCGCTTTGACTCTCTTGAACTTGTCCAAACGAGAGGATATCAGGCTGATGTATTTTGAATCAACAAAATCCATTACGAAGTTCTAGCTCAGTACCATGAAGCTATTATAGCAGATTTGGTTTCGCTAGGTGGGGATTCCTTAAAGAATGGGGACTGTAAGAAAACTGTCATAGCGAGGGCAACGCCCAAGCCAACCCAGATTCTACGTTCCACTGACCTAAGCCTTTCAGCATGGCTGTTTAGCCTTTGGTCAAGCCTTTCTTCTAGATCGTCCATGTCGCGAGCAGTTTCTGCCGCAGACTCTCTAGCAAACTCAAGCTTCTCCTCATGAACCGCCAACATTTTGCTGACGCTTACACTTAGATCACTGAGCTTCTCGATCGTGTCATCGAGTTTGGAGATCACCTCTACCATATTAAAGACCTTCTCCTCTAGGACTGCCAACTTTACGTTGTCAGGATCCTTTTCGACCATTTTGGGCTCCTTTGTTAGGTTTTACTGCTTGACGGTAAAACATATTGAGCTTTTTGTATTTGCGTTTGCGAAAGTCCACTGGTGGATCAGTATCTTCGGGTGGCATACCCGCGATATTTCCACCACCAACTGTCATTCCACCTCCGGCTGCCTCTTCTTTGAGGCGACGGTAGCACTCTAGGATAAAATCTACCTTAGTCTCCATCGATGTTCTCCAGTTGGTCTATACAATATTGATCTGAGGTAATCTCATCTATTTCGGTTCTTGGATATTCTGGGAGCTTGCCCAAAAAAATCAAGAAGCTTTTTAGAGAACACCACAAATCCCTTTCCATATTATAGAAAAGTAGTGGAACTGCCGCATCGCCAAATACATTGAAGAGCACAGTCAGATGATTAAGAATCAAATGTGTCTTCAGAACATTAGTATTGATGTAACGTCTAAGCAGACGTTTCACGTATTTAATCTTCTTCAAATCGTCTTCAAAGTCCTCACGAGTTACCGCGTGAGGATTATCATAGAACTTAATGGCGAATAGGAGATAGTTATCATCATTTAATTCGTCAAATCTCATGAATCTCCTAATGGATTATCAAGCGGGGTAGGGGCGGTGTCCAGTCTGGATACCAGAAGCGGCAACGAAAGTCTCTGTCTTGGTGCGTAGAAGACCATGCATATCGACATAGGTTGTAATACCAACCCAGCCAGCATGGAATCCACCTAGACCTGCCTCGTTAGCAGCTTCTACGCCAGCAGTAGCAATACCGGCAATTACTTGTGAGCGACCAGGAGGATTGCTTAGTTCACCATCAGGTGATGCTTCAGCATAGCCAGGATCGTTCTTTAGGCTGATAGGCTGTTCGCAGTATACAGCGGTTTGACCGGCTGTAGCAGATACGGCAGACATTTTACCTACGCGAGCTAGGTCTGTGCCAATGTATGCTTCAATTGTTACAAAGCCATCTTCACCAGGCTCTGCGCCCAATAGTACTGTGGTTCCAGTAGGAACGTTGGCTTCTAGTCCAGCACCAGATACTGTCCAGAATTCGGAGCTAGCAGTACCAACTACATCAACCGAACTAGGAGCGCTTGGAAGCGTTAAAAAGTCTGAAATTCCCCAGAGTGCCATTTGTTTACGTTGTAGATTTTTACCGTAGTTTTATTTATACAAAAAAAGACCCGGCTTTTATACCGGGTCTAATTTTACCTTTTAACGATGAACCTGCGGACAAACCGAAGGAGCTTCATTAATAGATCTAATATAAGCGATAAGACTCCGTTTGCCTTAACTAGTTTGGTGTTACCTAATGCCTCAGAGATGACCAAGAGCAATGTGATAATCCAGAACCAGCTTTGGGACAGGACAAAACATTCAATCATTCAGCATCCTTGCCGAGAAGAGCAGCACGGACGGTTGCGACAACAAGGTCATCGATGTCTGTAGATGTGGAGGCAGCATAACGCTCTAGTAGTTCTACTACGAGCTTCTTGACTTCAGCAGACTCACGGAGCCACATTAGAACGGGCTTGAAAAGTTCTACGATTTTAGACATAGGATTAATTCCTAAACTGCACTTTTATTTATACACCTGAACCGTTTGGAACAGTTCCCTTTTCGTTAGGGAGATCTGGACCAGTTGGGTCGTTGGGGCGACGATCGCCAGGTGCCTCACCACGCTCCTTATAGCGCTTGGGCTTACCCTTAGGATTCATGTGACCTTTGTCACCTAGGGGATCAGCGGGAGGATCGATCATGTCCTTACTGGGACCAGGACGAGCATTGTTACGTGACTCTTGCTTAGTTTCCGAGATTGGCATACCAGCAGCGTCTAGTTCAATAGACTCTTTCTTTTCTGAAGTGGTGTTCTCATCCCAAGCTTTGCCACCGTAGGAGCACTCAGAACGGGTCTCTTCCTTCTTACAGAGCTTACAATACTTCTTCTCACCACCATCCTCTTCCTTTAGAGCAAGCTCTTGGATCTTAGTGCGAAGGGCTTCGTTTACCTGCTTAGCACCCATGATACGGGACTGAGCATTGGATAGTTTAGTTTCAGTAACAACAGCTTCCATGGTAGGCATTAGCTTAACACGGGTAGAGTTGTCTACACCTTTACCATCTACTTTCTTACCAGACTTGACTTTATCACGCTGGCTGCTGTTCTCGCGACCAGCATCATAGATGTCAGCTTCAGGAATGAACTCTTCTTTCTGAGTTTTCTTCTTGTCCTCTTCCTTTTTCTTGAGGTTAGCCTTACGATACTTAAGATCTTCTCTGGATGCGCTATCCATCTTACCTTGAGCTTTCTGGCGCTCATTTGGCTTAGCTGGACCAGCATCACCATCACTCACTCTGCGACCGTGGGTGTACTTAGCACCACTCATCTTAGAGTCACCGGAGATCATCTTACCAGCATCTGAACGTGAGTCCATATGCTCTTCGTCAGACTGACCATGCTTACCTTTGTAGCCTTCACCCATATCTTCTTTCTTATGGGCTTTGGCGTCGGAGGGGTGTGAAGACCAAGGATCCTTACCTTCACCCTTCTTAGTATCACCGAAATAAGGAGACTTCCCACCATCCTTCATTGCGGCTTGGTGGGCATCAAGCTTTTTTCTGGCTTCCTCCTTGGTCTTAGCGCGGGCTTCGGCAATCTCAGCACGAGCTTCTAGGTAAGCTTCAAACATCTTCTTACCATCTTTCTTAGGGCTGGTGCCCTTCTCGCGCATTACATCGCGACCACCTTCGGCACGCTCTTCCTTGGAAGCACCGGGACGGAACTTACCCATTGCTAGGCGGTAGTCCTTACTGGAAGGGGACTTCTTGTCCTTCTCGTCTTGGACTTTCTTGCGACGATCATCTTCACGCTTAGCACCTTTGAAGTCAATGCCTTCTTCTACTTCGACTTCTTCCTTACGGGTGTCCTTACCGTCAGGGGTACCACCCATCTTGCGTTGGATAGCATTGTGGACTACACCAGCGTGCTCCTTAGAGGAAGACTCTTTCTTGCCGTCTCCATCATAGTCGCGACCAGTCTTAGCGGCAGCTGTACGCTGACCACTGTCATCAGCACCAGTCTCGCCGTGGGAGGTAATCTCCACAGAAGAGATGTTGGGGTTGGCACGTAGCTCAGCAATCTTCTCGCGGGTAGCATAGCGAACGTAGCTAGATCCAGAGGCACGATCCTGAACGCGGACCTTATACTTAGTACCTTCTTGGGTCTCTTTGGTGTCCATTTCAGATAGCTCTTCCTGAGCACCAGCAACGAAGACACTATGTAGTGCCTTACTCATGGTATCAGAAGCCATCTCAGTCAAGGTGTACTCTTCAAATAGAGCTGCCTTTAGCTCTGAAGCGTACTCAATATCCAATCCTGCTTCGGCAACGAACGCGGTCAATGCCTGAGACTGGGTTAGGTTTTCAGTTTCGGCAAGAGTTTTGATTAGCTCGATTGCCTCAGCAATTTGGAATTCCATGTATCTAAATCTGACAGGATAATTACTTTGATGTTTTTATTTATAAGGATAATCCATTAAGGAATTGGCGGAAAGTTCTGCCATTAGAAGTTTGTTGTACAAAATTTTCTTCATAATGACTGATATCCTGTGTCCAAGCTTTGAACATTTTTTGATCTTCAGTGACACAGATTAGGTGATTAGCACCTTTTCTAACAATCTCCGCGACCATTCCAGTGGAATCATGTACTATATAGTCTCCGATATTGAAGACCATATCCCGAATGTAGGACTCTCTTAGACCTTGTAGATCTAGACGCGGAGCAATCTCCCACTCCTCAGCCATGGCAGGTTCTTTGGGGGTTACTCCCATAGCGTCCTGTAGTTCGGCAAAGACAGCAGCAGCAATCTCGCTGTCCATACTCTTGGGCATACCTTTTAGGAATGCTCTGAAGTCATTGTCCTTAGCAGCCTTACGCATCTTGCTAGCTGACATTCCCTCATCACCATCAGCATCAGCGTCACGATTACCAGCATTGACAACTTCAATGTTATCGAACTGATATGTAGATCCGTTGTACTTGTTGACTAGCTTCTCATACTCTTTAACACGATCACCACCACCAACAACGCGAACGTTAGCATAACCATCATTATGAGCCTTGCGGAGAACATCAAAAATAGTTCTGTTACCGGCATCATTGACAATACGCTCAGCATGATCTGGATACATTTGGCGCATTAGAGCTGCTTTGCGATCAACCCCAAGTGGATTCTTTTTCTTATCCTCAGATCTAGATGGGATAATAATATAATCACCATCATCGGCACTGGAAGCAACTTTGTTTAGTAGCTTCTCATGTCCAGTTGTTGGTGGATTGAATCGACCGAATGCGAGAGTTAGTGTGCCTTTGGTCTTGGGTACATCAGCAGGACCAGTCTGACCGTTCTCAGCAGTAGCAACTTCAGCGGCAGCTTGAGCAGCCTGCTGACCAGAAACTGAAGGATCATTCTGAGCAACCTGTTGGGCAGCAGCCGCTAGCTGTGCGTCACTCTCTGGCTCTGGAGAACCACCACCTTGAGTTCTTGGATCAGTCTCTTGTGCCTGTAATCCTGGATTTGGGTCGGCAGGAGTTCTACCGGATAGCTTCTTATCTTTCTCAGACTGTGGAGGATCTTTCTCCCCAGGCTGTTGATTTGCGTTGAAAAATACTAGCTTGCCACCTTCTGTCTTGGCAACAAACTCACCTCTATTATCGTACCACCCACCATGACCGTCGCCAGTCAAGCCCATTTTGGCAGCTTGCTGGGAGGCGGTTGAAGTAGCTTCAGTTAAGAACGAAAGGAATGACTTCATCTCAAGATTTTTTCAACTTATCAATTTCTCCCTGAGCAAGACGTATACTATGGAAAGCCCTAACAAAGTAGTTAATGTCGTCACTAAGGGAAATAATAATTTTCTGAGCTTTCTTTATATATTTATCATCCATCGCAGCCACACATGTTCCAAAAAATACCAAAAAATCAGTACTAGTGTCTCGTGGGATGGACATAAACTTCCTCTTATCAATCTTTTCATCAAAGAACAATACGAAGATGGAACCAATGATCTCGGAGAGAGCCGTTTCTTGATTAATTAAATCTCTGAATCGCTTAGACTTCCTCATGAAAGATTCACATGATCTAATATGAGGAGCAACCTTCATCTTAGATCTGATAGAAAGACCTTTTGCCTTTGCTCTGAGCTTGATTATTGGATCTTCTTTTGTAAATAAGTAGTACTCTACGTTCATAGTGACTCGGAAATTACTTGACCTAGACCAGCTTGCTTCTCGACATAGTTTCGGATATATGGGGATCCGTCAGGTTTGAACTCCTGCTTGACTCTATACTGGATCAACGGGACGTTCTGGTTAAGATCATTAATAAACAGTGTAGGTAGACCGCTCTTGCCCATCTGGATGGTTGCTCCGAAGTTCATTTCCTTAATACTATCATAGATATCGTCAAAAGAGTAGAGCTTGGCAACGTCATTACCAACCTGTAGCAATACGACATTATCCTCGTTCAACGTAGCAAAGTACTTGATAGAAGATGCGAACTTCCTCATGACCTCAGTCTTTTTGGTGGTTCTCATGTCCTTATTGAACTGGTTCATAACAGCATTGTAAACCAGAGTGACGGCTTGAGGAGCGTTGTTCTCAGTAATAAGTCTATCATACTGAGATTCCAAACCACGGATCTCTGTGCCATATCCAAAAGTGGTCTCCCATAGCTTCTGCTGCTTAGCAAACTCAACACCAGATACTTGACCAAACTGCTTAACATCACCAGCCTTTAGAGAGACTCTGATATTAATGGGCTTATTATCAACCTTAACAAACACATCTATCTTTGTAGTGGTCTGACCACCTAGACCATCAGAGCTTACTTCACTCTTGTCATACCTATTATTCTCATACAGCATCTTAGACCACTTTCTTACGTTGGTCGAATTGGCATATCTGACGGCAGACATTACATACGGTCTAATCAAATTGCGATTGTTTGGATCAAGAACCGCATTCATATTAACCTCAGCCAAGGATAGATAGAACTTAACGTCATCCATCACCTTGGGATTCTTATTTGCCGATTTAAATACTCTTTCAGTAAATTTACCCTTCTTTCCTGGATAGTTTGATGGGGCAGGCATACCATAAAGAACTCCATATACCTGCTTATCAGTAATGGTTCTGTTCTTATACATGAACCTCGCAGCAATGGCAGCACCAACAACACCCTCAGCCATGTCGCCTAGGTTATATTTAATATTTGGCTTGTCAATACTTCCAATAGTAATCGTTTTTACTTTGGTATCTGTGGTCTCTAGCTGTAGAGAAAGTGCTTCTCTTTGACTCTTTGGGTTGGCACCCAATCTAGCAAACTCACTAATCACCTGGATATTTGCCTGATTATTTTTGATACGATAAGACTTTGAGCTACCCCTACTAACAGAAGTCTGCTTCTTAAGAGCAGCATTCAACTTCTCTACGGTAGGAATAACATACTTACCTAGCTGTCCCGGTGATGTTGAGTTTAGGATTGCCATTAGTCTCTTTGACGCCAGTCGTCGGTTTTGTCTTGTTTGAACCAGTCTACAATATCATCTAAGTTGTTGTCGCTAGTCATATGGTTGCTTGGGTCTGGATCACCGAGATCCATCTGGATTAAAAAATCATCTAGCCCACCTTCAGGAACATCACCAAGAGCAGCCTTTCTTCTAGCTCTTCTTAAAATTTCACCCGCAGACCTATTTGCCTTAGCCAATTTATCTGCCCAGATCATTTCAGATAATTCAACAGGCTCACCCTTTTCAATACGGGAGGCAATGAATTCTAGTCGGAGGCGCAATTTAGTCGAGAGCATGATATTTCAGTTCACGTATTATTATTTAGCGGAGTTTTGGACCATGAGCCCAGGCTACGATTGACATTCGTTCGCCATGAGTAACTGGGGTTACTTTGTGTGGGGCACGAGAATCGAATACCATTACGTTTCCAACTTCCCGTTCCATGTAGCAAGTTCGATTGTACCAGTCTCTAATACGAACTTCCCCACCATTGTAATCCCACATATTGCTGAGCTGAATACTCATGCTTAATTTTCTATCACCTTCTGGATGTTCAGATACACCATAGTCTGAATGCCAATCGTAGTGACCACCTGGAAGGTATCTTAGTAGTTGTATCTCAAAGCTACCAAAGAGATCGTAGTTAAAATACTCGTCGTTAAATGCTTTGAAGGTATATACAATATGTCTTTCAATGTCGTGTCCAAAGGGCACTCTATGTGCGCGTACCGATTGATATATTTTTCCGTTGTATTCTTGATTTATTGGTGTAAAGTCAGTGACACTGTTTGCGTATGCTTGTAGTTCACCGACAACATCTGAGCTGAGTACTCTTTCGTAAAAGGCTTTTACAGTCATAATGATGGATAATAACGGGTTAGGCAGGAGTCGAACCTGCGACCGACGCTTTAGAAGAGCGCTGCTCTGTCCTCTGAGCTACTAACCCAAGTACCTGCTAAGTATAACAGGTTTTGTTTGATGGGTCAAGACTCTTTGGATTCTCGCTCCCTTTTCAGAAGGGCAAAGTACTCTTTGTAGTACTTTTTCTTGAGCTGCTCTATGTAGTCAACTTCAGAAGAAGTACCTAGAGTCTTTAGTTTTGCGTGTACACCCTCCATCTCACCGATCAAGAGGGCATAATCAATGGCAGTGATCATGGTTTATTAAAACCGATAGCAGGACGTTCTTCTTCTTCATCCTCACGCTTAACCATTACCAGACCGGCAAGAGTCTCCATGATAGTTAGGACTTCTTCGACTTCAGTGCCGTGTGGCAATTGATTCTTCACATAGAAGAACTTTTCAAAAAACTCGGGTCCTACTTCTTTATACTCTTCGATAGTGATTGGTTTTTGATTGCTCATTCAGATACCTCGCATACGTGTGTGTGATCATGGTCTACAACTAGACCAGGGATATATGGGTGACCAAACTCCCAAACGAGAGTGGCTACGAGACCTACGATAGCATACTTTAGGAAATTAGTCATCTTGTTCAAATAGTTGTTTTGCTAGTTTATCACGGAGAGCATTACACCTCTCCGCATCATATTGTTGAAAGTTTCCTCGTTTTTCAACTTTCTTGTAGTAGTGAAGGGCATTGAGGATAATAGTATAGTCCTCAATGTCCATGTCAAACCTCATCAGAGGTCACCTTCTTGACGATTCTCGGAGTAGTGAACGTCGAAGCTTCCACCAGGATAGCGCTTTTCTAGCTTCTCTACGTTCATCTCAACCAGTTCCTCGAATGTCACATCAAGGGCAATACAGGCTTGAGCCATGTACCACATAATATCACCTAGCTCACGCTTCATGTGATATACGTTGTCTTCGTTGTAAGGCTTGCCTTGGAAAGCCATTTTCTTAACGATCTCCATGAACTCACCGCCTTCAGCACAGACACCGACAGCAGCAGTCATAAGACGCTGGATATCGCAGCCAGCACCCTTTAGCTCTTCGACGCGGTAAACGAAAGCCTCTGTGTTCTTAGAAGCATCGCTGGTTACAGCATCAACGAACTCAGTATAACGGTTAAAATCGACTTGACTCATAATTTAGTTAGTTGCGATGGGATAATTATAACACACCCTGTACATAAATGCCAAGGTGATTCTTGGTTTTGTGGCTCTAACGTTGGGAGAAGCCCCATAGTGCTCCCAATGGGATGGGAGGACATAACAGTTATTTGGAATATAAGTGCCGTAGTGGTACTTATTACCATCAAAGACGACTGTTTCACCTCCCCACTGAATATCCCAATAAGGGCTAGCGTAAACGATAGCAGTTATCCTATCAGTTTTGGGAGTATCAATATGGAAGGAGCTTCCTGGCATAGCAGCAGTGGATAGATTTGGTTTAAATCTAAGCATCTCTAATGATGCTCTTAGCTTCTTCTGTAGTTTAAACTTTAAGTATAATCCAGCATCCCAATACATAAGATCTTTAGCCTTTACTTTAGTCGTAGTCCAGAAGGGAGTCTCTTTGTTAGTATTAGAATATCCACCCAAACTCCAATTGTATTTGAGGTTATCTAAAATACATTCTAGCTTATCCTCAGGAAGAGCATTTTCAATTGTTATTGGATATTCCATCAGAAATTAAGCTTGGCAAACTTTTCTTTGAAGGACTTTGGTTCTTCATGCTCGTATTCCTCTTCAGGAGACCCACCATCAAGAATATCATCTTGGGCAGATTGCTCACAGTCGTAGAGGCGCATCTTAGCTCGGTCAATACCGACAACAAAACGCTTGTGGATGGTGGGATCATTGTATCGATTCTTTAGCTGTTTTACCATGATTTGTCCAAGTGCCTCTAGCTCCTCAGTTGAGATGAGGGCTATCATGAGGTCAGCGGTCGCTGGAAGCCCGAAGGACTCACTGGTGTCAGTGATGTTCACGTCACTGTTTCCATAGCCGCTACGGGTCGTCTGGGTGGCGCTGACGATGGGTAGGTTAAACTCCACCGCTAGACCACGAAGCTCCTCAGCGATGCTCTTGACGAGCGTATAGGAGTTAGCATTAGCACCTGCCTTGATACGGCTGGAAGCACAAATGTTAAGATAATCAATAAAGATAATATCAGGGGAGAAGTTCTTCTTAAGCTTTAGTTCATTAAGTAGAGCTTTGAAGTGACCAGAGTGAGCCTGAGCAGTAGGATACTCCTTGATAACAAGGGATCCCTGAGTCTTCTTGGCAAGCTTACCGATCTTAGTATCAAACATTTGCTTGGGAAGATCAGCAAGGTTCTGAATGTTTACATTCAATAGGTTGGCGTCAATACGCTCAGCAATCTTCTCTTCTGCCATCTCACAAGTAATGTAGAGAACATTCTTACCTTGCATTAGGCAAGATGCTGCCATGTGACACATAAAGAGTGACTTACCAACACCAGTACCAGCAAGAGCAATATTGAGAGTCTTGTTTGGTAGACCACCTTTAGTGATCTTGTTTAGTAGATCAATATCAAAGGGAATCTTATCTTCCTTACGATGATAGAAGTCAAAGCGATCTTCTGCGTTTTCAATATAGTCGTGTCCAACGTTGCTGTCGAAAGATACAGCTAGAGCATCCGAGAGGATGCTGGGGATAGCATCTTCTGTCTTAGTCTTACTATCACCATTAGCGATAGATACGGACTCCATGAGAGCATTGTAGATAGCTTGCTTCTTACACCACTTCTCAGTAGAGTCCCGCATCCACTCGTCAGTACCAGTGACTTCATCAAACTGAAGAAGAGTCTCACGGATACTAGTAACCTCTTGCTCTGTGAGGTCAGTACGCTGCTCCACTTCAATTCCAAGAGCTTCTGCTGATGGGCGGGAGTTGTACTTGACCATGTACTGAGCGATCTCTTCGTAGAGAACTCGCTCAGCAGAATCGTGGAAGTAATCAGGTTCAATGAAGGGGATGACTTTGCGTGAATAGTCTTCGTTGTGAACGAGAGACCTTAAAATTAAATTTTCAATCCTGTCCATAGTTACCTTTAGTTGCCGTATGAGAATGTTCCTTGTGCGATTACTTCTAGCTTTTCCATGACCTCAGGGGTGAAGTAAGTCTCTGGGTCTTTGAGGATAGCCTTAGCATAGATCTTCTTACCGTCGCCCATATCGTAACGTCCTGCGACGTTCTTCCATAGACCACCAGCTTCACCTAACTCTAGGAGACCATAGTAACGATCTAGACCACGCTCATCATAATAGAGACGTACACCAACGTCCATGTTCTCTTTGCTTAGACGCGACTTAGCAGTCTTTGCCTTGATAATGTTTCCAACGATTTCCGTTCCATCCTTCTCTTTCTTCTTTGAGAGATGAATGATGGTAGAAGCAGCATACTTAAGACCAGAACCACCACCCATTTCTTTGGTAGG